ACTAAGGTTGAACCTATGTTGAACCTACCTTCAACTAAGGTTGAACCTGTGTTCAATAGAGAAGAGGAGAGAAGAGAAGAGAAGAAAAGAGGAGAAAATACTTGTGTCCTTTTTGACCAATTTTGGAACCTCTATCCCCGCAAGACCTCCAAGCAGTCCGCATCCAAAGCCTTCGCCAAGTTGAAGGACGAAGACCAGCAGGCGGCTATCAACAACATCGCCCGCCTATACGCTGAAACCCCCGTCCAGTTCGTTCCACATGCGGCCACCTACCTCAACCAAGGACGATGGGAGGACCAAGCCATTGCCCGAACCAATACCTTTGCAAACCCACTAAACCAAACCGACGATGAACCCCTACCATCTTACCGCTGAACGCAGGCTCCTGTCCTGCCTCATGGACCAGTTCACGAACCGAGCGGTCCTGCTACTGCAAATCCCCGAACGACTATTCACGGGGAACCATGTCCTCGTTTACAGGGCGATTGAATCCCTCCACCGAGCAGAGCGACCTGTTGACTTGGTGGCCGTTCACAAGCACCTCATTGACAACGGGCAGGCCCATGTCATCGCTGACTTTGTGGACATCTTGGACGGGAACACGCTCACCTCCGACTGGAAGGTCTATGCCTCGGACCTCAACGAGGCGTGGAAGCAGCGTGAAGAACAACGCATCATGGACGAGTTGGCCCATGACCGTGACATCCCCAAAGCCTTCGCCCGCTATCAATCCATGCAGGCCATTGAAACCAACGCCACCGAAACCACCGCTCACGAACTGGCCAAGACCTACCTAATGAACATGAACGAGGTCAGGGAAGGCAGACGCAAGGATTCAATCTTTCCCACCTACATCAGCCCAATGGACCGAATGCTGACGGGATTCAAGCCTACCGAGTTTATCCTATTGGGCGGTCGGCCCGCAATGGGTAAGACGCTCTTGGCCCTGCAAATAGCCATGAATCAAGCCATGGCCGACATTCCCGTGGTGTTCTTCACGCTGGAAATGTCAGCGGAGCAACTGACCCAGCGGATGCTTTCTAACCTCGCCAACATGGATGGGGCGCACTTTCTCAACCCCACGGAGCGCATCAGCACGCAGGACTTCATGGACTTGGGCCAAAAAGCGGACCTCCTAAAGTCCAAACCGCTCTACATCGTGGACTTGCACCAAGCCAACTTGGACCGCATTGAAGGCGAAATCGCCAAACTGAAAACCAAGTACGGGATTTGCGGATTCTACTTGGACTACCTCCAACTCGTAGAGCCAACCAAGATTGACAAGGCCAAGCCCAAGATTGAGCAGATGACCAACATTTCCAAAACGCTTAAAGCCATATGCAAACGGCAGAAAGTGTTCGGGGTCGTTGTATCCTCCCTATCCCGTGCAACGGAAGGACGCAGCGACCATCGCCCGATAATGTCCGACCTTCGGGAAACTGGGCAGTTGGAGTTTGACGCTGACAAGATTGGCTTTGTATATCGTCCCTACGAACACGACAGGAATCAGCCATCGGATTTGATGGAGGTCATCGTCCGAAAGAACCGCAACGGAAGCCTTGGCATAGCAAACATCCAATGCCACCTTCCCTATACCAAAGCCAACGAATACCCACCCAATTCCCTATGATGGACGAGTACAACCTCCAAGCCGCCTGTGTCAAGTTGTTCGCCCTTATGCGACCCAACGAGCAGGGTCTGCTATTCCTCAACCTTAACAACCCCCGTTCCCGCTCAAATGGTTTCTTCCTAAAGGGCATCGGGCTGACCGCTGGGGTGGCCGACATGACCTACCTATCGCCCAAGGGTGCGGTGTTCTTGGAATTTAAAACACCCAAGGGCAAGCAGTCCCTTTCCCAAAAGTGGTGGCAGGGGGTCGTGGAGGCAGTCGGCTACAGGTATGTAGTCATCCGAAGCGTGGAGGAATTTCAGCAGGTGTTGGCTGAATGTGGCTAAGTTGTGTATATGTTTGCTGAACCTAACCCCTAACCCATGAAACCAACCCCCACCGATTTCCGCCGCTGGCAGATCCACATCCGCAAGGAGTGCGTGAACTGCGACCGCCCCGACCGCTCCGAAACCATTTCTCCGTGGAGAGTGAACTGGACCCTGCTCGGAAGAATCCTCCAAGCCAAAAACGCCTAAACCCCAACCATGAAAACCGCAGACCAAATACTTGCAGACCACGAGGATGCGAACGAAATGCACTTCCACCAAGTTGACCGAGAATGGTTAATTAAGGCAATGGAGGAGTATGCCGCATCACGCATGCCCTGGATACGCCCCCAAGACCAAATGCCCAAGGATGGCGAACCCGTGCTGATAACTGATGTGGAAGGAATGCAAGTTGTGGCTTGGTATGAATTTGAAACCAATAAATGGTACTGCGAGGAACACTCTTGGTTCACCAGCGAAGTCCTTTATTGGATGCCCATCCCCGAAATCGTTTAACCCATGACCCCAGCCCTCATTCACCACCTTGTTGACACGACCGCCGCCATCTTCGGCATCACCCCCGACCAAGTGCGGTCACCGTCAAGGGAGCGGCCCTGCGTAATCGCTCGGAACATCGTAGCCGACATCGCCTATAACGAGTACCTGTTTACCTATATGGCCATCGGGAAGGAACTGAACCGCCACTATAGCACAATTATTATAAACTTGGAATCCTTCCACAACGACTGCAAAGCGAAGCCCCAACTCCGTTACCTTCGCAGGCAAGTTTTCAACAATGCCCAAGAGTATTTGCAGACCGCTGAGGGGGCATATATCACTGACACTCTGCTACTTCCGCCCACCGAATAGCCCGAAACTGCTATCACACCCAAGGGGTCGGCCTAACCGCTGACCCCTTTTTTTTGCAATCTTTGTGCATGGCATCCGCAGAACACACGATACTGGACCTCTACCGAAGCGGCGAAATCCGAAAGGCTTGCCTCACCATCACAGGGGGCGACCCGCTTTGGCGTGACTTGGAGCAGGAGTGCGTCCTGATTCTGCTGGAGAAAGACCCCGCCAAAATCCTGCAAATCCAGTCGCAGGGGTACTTCAAATTCTATGTGGTTCGCCTACTGCTGAACCTCTACCGAGGCAAGAACAACCAATTTGCCCAAAAGTACCGCCACCACGACTTGCTGGAAGAACTGGACCCCGATTCCCCCATCCCCCAATCGGAATATGATTCTCTGATGGACGACCTGTGGGCCATCGCAGAGGCCGAGATGGACACTTGGGCCAAGGACGGGGCGTTCCCCTATGACAAGGAGTTACTGCGCCTCCACCTTCGGACGGGTAACATGAAGAAACTATCCCGTGATACGGGCATCCCGTATCGCAGTATAATCTATTCCATTGACCAAGCCAAGGCCAAAATCAAGGCCGCCATTCAATCCCATGGACACGCTGATATTTCCCCTGCTGATTAGTTCGCTCACGGCCCTCGCCATTGCGGAGTACCATGTCCTCCCGCAGGTTTGGTACAAGACCTGGTTCGCAAGGCACAAGCCGTTCAGTTGCGTCACCTGCCTCACATTCTGGGTTGCGGTGGCTCTCACATGGTCCACCTGCGGTTGGGTCCTCGCTCCCGTTTACGGCCTCGCCTCTGCGGGGTTGACCGTTGTCATCCTCCAAGCCACGAACCGATGACTCACCAACTGCACCACGGCGATTGCCTTGAAGTGTTGCGGTCCATGCCCGATTGCAGCGTGGATTCAATCGTTACCGACCCGCCATATGGCTTGTCCTTCATGGGCAAGAAGTGGGACTACGATGTGCCAAGCGTTGATGTATGGGTGGAGTGCCTTCGGGTCTTGAAGCCTGGGGGTCATCTGCTGGCCTTTGCGGGGACGAGGACGCAGCACCGCATGGCGGTGAGGATTGAGGATGCGGGCTTTGAGATTCGGGATATGATTGCGTGGGTGTACGGGTCGGGGTTCCCGAAGTCGCTGGATGTGAGCAAGGCGATTGATAAGATGGACGCAGCAGAAGAACAACAAGCGAGGCGATATAGGTTCACGGAGTGGGTTCGCTCTACGAGGATAACCTCCAAACAAATTGACGAAGCGACTGGAACTAACATGGGTGGACACTATACAACTGCAGCAAGTCAGCCCGCTATCATGACCCGTGAACACTTGGAGGCGTGTCGTCATTTGCTTGGCGAAGTTCCTACATGGGTTGAGCAAGAGGCAGACATTCGCAGCGTTGAGAGCAAGAATTTTGCCGAGCGGGAGGTGGTGGGGCAAAAAATAGTTAACGGAGAAGAAGGAACCGCTGGAGGCTATCAGAACGGCATTGCATCAGTTCGTGGCTCGAATATTTCTATACAAAGACAAATCAACATCACCGCCCCTTCCACCGATGCCGCAAAGCAATGGCAAGGCTGGGGGACTGCCCTCAAGCCTGCGTTGGAGCCGATAACCGTGGCCCGCAAACCGCTGGTTGGAACGGTGGCCGAGAATGTCCTGCAACACGGGACGGGGGCGATAAATGTGGACGGGGGAAGGGTGGAAGGTGGCCGCTGGCCCGCCAACTTCATCCACGATGGAAGCGAGGAAGCCACCGACCTGCTCAAAGATTCGGCCCGCTTCTTCTACTGCGCCAAGGCAAGTAAAGCGGATAGGGGCGAAAACCACCACCCCACCGTCAAGCCCACCGACCTCATGCGCTACCTCTGCCGCCTCGTAACCCCACCCAACGGAATCGTCTTGGACCCATTTAACGGGTCGGGTTCCACGGGATGCGCTGCGGTCTTGGAGGGCTTCCAATACATCGGGATTGAACGGGAGGCCGAGTACATCGCCATATCCGAGAAACGCATTGAAGCACGCTCTAAACAAGTGCAGGAGCAACCCAAGCAACTGACCCTATTATGACCCAAGCGGAATACCTCACTGCTCAAAAACACCGCCATTACTGGGAGCAGTACCAAGCCGCCCTGTTCATGCGGCTCTCCCCCGAAGCGGTCCATGACTTGCAGACCATCCTCGTCGCCCACGGCAGACCGAACACAAATTGGTGGTGTGCGGACTGCGTAAAATCGGCTCTCCAATACATTTACCAAGAGGCGGACCAGTTCGCCGAAGCCAACCAGCAGACCGTTACCCATGCCATCAACAACCCCAACCCGTGACCAGTTCCAAACCTACGCCGACTATGGCGAAGGCGTGCGCAACAACGCCAAGCGGGGGATTGAACTTAACGAGCGCAACGGCAACAAGTGTGCTACCCAAACGGGAAAGGTCAGGGCGCAGCAACTCGCAAGCGGTGAGGCTATTTCCCTTGAAACGGTTAAACGGATGCACTCCTACCTATCCCGTGCGGAAACCTACTACGACAACGCTGACAGCACCAGCGACTGCGGCTACATCTCCTACCTCCTTTGGGGTGGCAAAGCGGCCCTTGGGTGGTCACGAAATAAACTCCGAGAACTTGGCGAACTCAACGAAGGCTGACACCGAAGCCCAAGTCCAAGCCCGCATGGATTCGCTGATGATGGTCATCACGACCCTCTGCGACTGCATTGGAGCGGTGGAGGAATCCAACTCGCCCAACGCTTTTGCCGTCAAGATGAAAATCGTGGACAAGATTGACGAACTGATTGATAAAATTGAGTACTGATGGGAGCAGGAAGGCCACGGTCGTTTGAAACACCTCAAGACCTTTGGGACGCATTCGTCAAGTATGCCGAAGAAGTCAAGGCAAACCCACGCCTCAAGACCGTCTTTGTGGGCAAGGATGGGGAACAAAAACTTGAGCCATTGCAGCGTCCTTTGACCATGGAGGGCTTTCAACTATTCCTGTGGGATTTGGATGTAAGAAGCGGAGCGGACGAGTACTTTACAAACAAGGACGGCAAATACGACGAATTTTCGGAGGTCTGTTCACGCATTAAGAAATCCATCCGCAAAGACCAAATTGAGGGCGGCATGGTTGGTCAGTACAACCCCTCCATCACCCAGCGATTGAACGGCTTGGTGGAAA